GCCGCCGAAAGAATGGTTTCTTCAGGAGGCATGTGATTACCTCCTTTCCAGACGGCGGACAAGCGCCGCCTGCTGTGCTTCGTCGAAGTCATGGGACTTCACGAACTCCGCGAAGCCGGGGGTTCTCGTGCCGAGCACCCGGTCAAACGGCGGCAGCAGATCATCCGGAATCTCGTTCACGTCCGCTTTGACGACGGGAGGCGAATCTTCCGTTTCCGTTTTTTCCGGTTCTTTCGGCACTTCCGGTTCTTTCGGCACTTCCTGCTCTTTCGTTTTTTCCGGTTCTTTCGGCAGAGTATTGAAGACAAGGCCGTTCCGTTCGATCCATGCGGCCAGTGTCGCAGTATGCGGTCCCTTGAAACCGGGACCGAAAACGATTTCCCCGGCAGACGAGAGTTCAGCCACACATTTTCCATTTTCGACCGAGTAAAACTTCCCGTCTGAGAAGCTGTACTCCCGTTCCAATTCCTTTGATTCCGTCATTTTTCGCCGTTTCCTTTCTGCTTTAAACGGTTACGGATTTCAATCATGACAGAGAGCCGCCCCTGCCGGTAGGCGTTGAGCCGTTCGCTGTCCCGCACAAAGTTATCCCGGCCTTCTCCACAGAAGTCGGCCAGATGTTCCAATACGATTTCCCCGTCCTGCCCGGAGAAGGTCCGCATGAAGGCGAGGCGCTTCTGTTCCGCCCGCTCCTGTTCCTGCTCCGCACATGATTTCAAGGTATCCATGTTATTCCCCTCCGTTCATAAGCGCCGAAAGCGGGCTGCCGGGCTCAGGAGCCTTCGCCAGACCGGGAACGAGCGCCGCCCCCTGAGAAAGCATCTCCGCCTGTTGAAGCTGCGCCTGTTGCTCCGCGCGGGCTTGCCGGATTTCATCGCGTTCCTGTTCCGGCCTGCGCCATCCCGGATTGATTCCGTTGGCAATGGAGACATCCCGCACAATCTTGTCTTCATCGAAATTGTCCATGACCTCAGGCTTCAATGCCACGATATTTCCAATCCCGGCTTCGGTTTGCAGCCATCCGAGCGCTTCGACTTTTTTGATCGCCAGTGCGATTTTAGACACGTAATTGATCCGGTAGGTCGGATTCTCCCGAAGCCGTTCCGGAGGCTCGGGCAGCAACCCGCGCCGTCCGGCGATACCGAGAAAACGGTGTACCATCGGCGCGAGATAGTCCGAATGCACATTGCCGACGATCGGGGCGAACGGTACGACCTTGCTTTCGTTCCTGATTTCGGCCTCGGTAGCCGTGATGTTCTTCAAATCGCCCAACGGGTCGAAGATATCGAGGAAAAATCCCTCCTTGATTCCCTGCCGTTCTTCCAGAATATCCTTGGCGAGCTGGTTCAAATTGACCGGGAACTGCATGTACTCCGGTTTCGCTCCGTTCGCATCCGTTTTATAGACATGAACTGCACCGGGAGTTTTGTTCCAAACCGCTCCTGTTTCAATACTGCCGTCCGGGACGAGCGTATCGGGATCGGTTGCATGTTCCGAGCCGATGATGTATGCCTGCCGCATCCGGTTCAGCATCTTGATATCCGGCAGTTTGTTCAACCCCGGCCCGCGTCCGTAATTTTCGTTATCCGCCTTTTCAAAGCGGCAGACGCAAAAAGGAAACTCTTCGAATCCACCCTCGCAGACGATATGCTTCAACGCGATTTCGATATATACGTCGGCGAACGGCATATTCTTGTTGTCGATCACTCCGGCTTCGCGCTTCCGGCGCGGGAACACCGCATGAAGAATCCGGTGTTTTTTGTCCTGCCGCTTCGGATCGGCGGCTTCCTCCCGGATGATCTCCGGCAGCATCTTCTCGTCGAATTCCTGCACCATCTGCCCGGAAGTCATGACAAGTTCCCGGAAGACCGTATCGACCCGCCCCTTCGAATTTTCGGCGTAGCAGATCGATTCAATCGGAAACGACTTCAAATTGACCGGAGTATCGCCGCCGTTGTCTTCGGAAAACACCACGCCATCGATCCCGGCGGCAATATTGTTCAACATCTGGATTGTGACCGTCTGCCAGTTCGAGTTGGCGATCATGTCGATGACAATCTTTGTTACCGAGGTGAAATATTCTTTGATTTCGTCGTCATCGTCGAACATTTCATCGCCCGGCATCAGCTCAATCAGCCGTTTTGTAGGATCGAGCATCCAACTGAACATGCCTGCCGCCAGCCGGGAGCGAAAACTGATTGCGGAGGTGTCGAAGATATCCTCGCCGCGCGTTCCGCCTTCGGAAAGGAAATCGCTGCATGTCGGATAGACGAACCGGCGCACATCGCGCCATACGCCGAGCCAGGCGCCATCGCGCGCTGCCTTCAACTGATGATAGCGCGAGAGGATTTTCTGTACATCCATATTGCCCCCCTAGCCGCCGAGGATCGTTTTTTTGTTCGAGTTGTCGGCGGGAGAATTTCCGGCGAGAATGGTTTTCTGCCGTCCGTAAGTTGCGGCTGCCCGTTTCTTCGTTTCGCGCCGCGCCCCCTGAACTTCGGTCGAGGGATCGCCCGTCACCATCGGCGACGGATCGGGATCGTCGGGAGTTGATATGCCTTTTGCTCCGCCCATGATAAGACCCTTTCCTGTTGTCTGTTATACTATAGGCTTCCGGCGCGGCAAATATTGTAGCAGCAGATACGCCGCCTCCGCAAAGAGAAAGGGAACGGGAAGAGGGACCGGCACGAACCCCAGATGTTCCACGGTGCGGATCAGCTTTCCCTTATCGCGCGGAATTGTCGTCAGGATCAGGCCGAGATACGGCTGCACAATGCGGATCGCCTTACGGAACGCCGCGCGAAAATGCGAACCGGGAATATCATCCGCCACGGTATCGAAGTGCAGAATCCCGCCGAGACCGCAGAGCAACGTCACATAAAAGACCCCGATGATTCTGCCCTGTTTCCCATCGTCGGAGCAATCCCACACATTGTAACACCATCCATGCAAAATGTGCCATTCCGCCACAGACGTATTACAAGCCGCCCGGCCCGATTCAGTCACCTTCTGAAAATAAATTCTCATATCTTCGTTCGTCCTCCGATCACTCTGATCCCGCTGCCGGGAGCGGAGCCGCCGCTTGAGATGCCTGTCACCCGGCCCATTTTCCATGCCATTGCCATTGTACGGAACGCATCCGCGCCGTGGCTGGTCCAGTCGTGCAGCGGATAGCTCTGATAACAGCTATGCTTCTCGTTCCACTCCTTTTTATAGTTTTCGAGCGCCTTCCGCCCGGCTTCCGTTTTTGAATCGTCGAACCAGCAGTATTGCAGCATTTCCCGGCAATGCTCGATGCCGCCCGGCAAGTCCTTATTGGTCAGAATCCGCTCGAATACGAGGCCGAGCTTTCGGGCGGTTTCCAGCCGGGAAAGGCCGGAGCCAAGTTCCCGCACCGCGATATCGTGCGGAGCGAAATGCTTGCCGTAGCGGTATTCTCTGGTATTCACGACCGCCGCATAATGCGGCAGCCCTTCGCCGGAGTTCTCGTAATAGTCGATCACCCGGATTTCCTTGCCGAAGAACTGAAAGAACCAGATCGCGGTATCGTCGGAGATTCCCAAATCCCACGCGGTATAGACCGGCAGCGCCGATTCATAGGAAACGGCCGTGATCCGGTTCTCGCGGTAAATCTTCTCAAACTGCCGGGCGTAATACGCGCCCTCCTGCGCAACCTTGAAAGCCTCCTGCGGATAGGACGGATATTCCGACCACATTTTCTCATGGTAAATGCTCTCCTGAACGGCATACCAACGTTGTTGCGCTTCAGAGAGTGCGATCCCGAAGTTGTCATAAAGTTCATCAAAATACCGAAGCAGCCGCTCCGAAATCACGATTTCGGAATCGGACACATATTCCGGATTCTGATGCCACGGGAAGAAGTGCAGCTTGAACTCCTGCGGCGACAGAATCCGTCCCCGGAGCTTAAGCGCCTCGGCGATTTTGACCATTTCATAGAAGTTTCCGGCGTTCCCCATCGCGGTCGATTCGACAAATACGAAGCCTCCGGCGTGGACGGAGGGAAACGAGCCGGTTTTGATCTCTTCGGCCTTCGCGGGCGACTTCGCGCATACCGGGCCGTACTCGGAAACATGCAGGAAGTTGCAGGTTCCGGAGCGGGCGGACACCATGACTTTGATGCTGGAACCGTTGGCAAACGTCATTTCGCCTTTCGAGCAACTGGTTACCGGACACCATGCCTTGATTTCCGGCGACAAATGTTCGTAAGGATACTTGATTTTCCGCTCGAAGATATCCTTCGCCTTGTCTTTGGTCTCCGCGATAATGACGGCGGTAAAGTTCGGCGTGAAGATGGTCATATCCAAGCCGATCAAATCGATCAAGGTTGTAAAACCGAGCTGGCGGGCTTTCAGAATGATGTTGAAGAACCACATCTCCCGGTAAAACATCTCCTGCGCCGGACGCATTCGGAACAGGACTTCCGCGCCCTGTTCGTCGATGATCCGGTAGAGGTTATTCAGCCGCCAGAATGGATCGGCGAACGCCTGTTTCAGGGTTTCAATTTGTTTTTCCATGACCCCACAGCCATTTCAAAGATTGATTGAACGGATTCGGAGACGGAGTTTTCGACTTCGACCTTCTCCCGGTAATCATCCGGATTGTTGTTGACGAGCATGAACCGGGCAAAAGCGCTGTTCTGAGTGCCGTCCAGAGCGCCGGACACCCGGTTTTCGGTGATCTTCTGGTGCAGCATCCGCGCCTTCTGCGCCAGCGCCGAATCCCCCTCCATCTTGCGCCAGTTGCGGAATGTCTGAACGGTGATATCGAGATAGCAGCAAAGTCCTTCAATGGTATACGGAGCCGGTGCTGGAATATGCGCCACGCCATCTTTCACGGCGACGGTCTTCATGCGGGAATCGCATTGGTTGAAGTATTCCCGTGCCCGTTCCGCCAGCAGTTCCGCAGTCCAGGTGGTATGTTTTCGCGGCCTGCCGCGCCGCTCACCCTCTTTTTTTGCCATGTTCCGACCTTTATTTACAATATTTCAAGCAGTTTTCTACACTTTTTTAAGCTCGAAAAATCTTTTTTCAGACTTTTTCACAACATTATTATTGACAACTGGAAAAATTCATTCCAGATCGCAACGACCTTCAATGAAGGCGCGGAGCTGCCAGCCGGAAATCAGGAATCCGCCGCGTTCCTGCCGTGCCCGGATGCGTCCGGCCCGGCAAGCACTGCGCACATACCGGATTGATTTGCCGAGAATCCGCGCCGCCTGCTTGACATCGTAACAGGCATTTTCCTGAAACTCGACGATTTTTCTTCCGCAAATCTCACCGCCACCGATAGTTCCACCCATTGAATCCCCCCTGTTCACTATGAAAACCAATCCGAAAAACCGCCCTGTCGTCTGGCTGCCGTCTTGTGGCCGTTTAGTAGCCGTCTAGTGTACCTCTGGCTGCCGTCTACTGCACGACCTGAGGGCGCGCGCGTGTATGTCGTCTGGCTGCTGTCTGGCTGCCGTCCAGTTCAGAGTTTACGATAAAATACCATTTTGTTACATAAATCATTGTTCTGCGTAGAAAATCCGGAAATTCGGGCATAAAAAAAGACCACCCGGACAGGTGGTCAGAAGAACCCCAAATAGCGATAGATTCATGTCATACGATTTGACATACAAGATTTATCCGATTTAGAAGTATTTCAGATGTATTTCGAGGGAAAAAGGCAAAAAAAATGGCGGAGAGAGAGGGATT